TTCGATGGCAAATCACCAGTATAAGTTAGGTATCGACCCCATCGGCTCTGAATTGGGTGCTTCTAATCTCGGCTTTCAGCTTTTACAGAGTTGGTTATCTCGTAACCTGCACCTGCGCACCAGTCTGCTTATTTCAATCGACTGCCTTCTTTCGTGCATCCCCTCACGGGCTTTCACCGTGAAGCTTCGGAAGGTTGTTTTAAATCTGTTATTGGTCGAACGTATTTTCCCCGATAGCCCTCCGCAGTAGCTCGTAAAGCGGAAACAATAACCGATTGTACTTTATAAAATAAAAAATCCGTTGCTAAAGTAGAGCGGCAACGGATTTCCATATAGAAAAGCCCACGTTAGGGCGATTGTTTAATCATGTGTCTGTTGCCGCTCTACTTGCAACGGGTGCAAAGATAGTATCTTTTATGATACTATCTAAAATAATAGGAGATTTTTTTATGAAAACTGCAAAAGATAGGTTTCATGAAGTAATGGATAGTCTCGGATTAAATGACTATAAGGTATATACTGGCATAGAGAATATATCCAAAAATATGATGTACAAATTAAGGCAAGGACAAACAGAAGAGGTATCAGTTAAGATACTAATGCCTTTTTGCGAAGCCTACCCCCAGGTCAACGCCAACTACATCCTCACCGGCAAAGGTCCAATGTTCCTTGACAATGAAACTTCACATTCGTCTTTGTCTGAAAAAGATGTAGAAGATTTGCCATCTCCGGAAACTGCCGAATACTGGAAGCGAATGTATGAAACGACAGTAGTTATGTATGAAGCGCAATTTGAGGATTTACAGAGGCGATTTAACGCTCTGAACAAATCTGTGGAAGAAATACAAGACCTATTCAGTGTGAGAAGAAAGGCTGTTTAATATATATGTTTACAAACATGTTTTGAAATAAAACATTTTTAATGTAAAACTTGTTGATATTTTATTTCGACAGGACACAAATTATTAATTTGAAATATAATGAATGAAAATGTAAATCTAATGATGAAGCACATGCTCCGTCTTGCAGAAGCGTATGAGAAATTACTTAAAGAAGTTGTACAACTGAGGCAGGAAGTCACAATACTGAAAGGCGGAAAGGTAAAGGAAAAGAAAATTTATAATATGAAGATTTTAGGCAGTCAGGTTGGCGGAAGTTGATACAAAAAGCGGAAATGTGCTTCATCATTTGGTTTATGTAAAATAGAATAAACAAATAGTTTATTTACCCCGCCAGTAATACGGCTGGCGGGGTATCATAACGTAAACGTTGTTATTTATAATCAGTCTAAATTACAAATAAATCTGTCTCACATTTTGGTTACATCCTTATTTATGTCTTATTTTGTAGCGAAATATTGTATTACGAAGTATAATACAAAAATAGTGCTGTAATTGTGATGTTATTAACAATGTTTATAGCGTTGTTAATGGTGTTGTGTTTAAGATATGTTGTTCGTTCGTTCTTTCTTATATTATAGTATCATAGTATCAAAAGGATATGGGAAGTGTTATAGAAAACAAGAAAGTTAATGTTATTACAAAAAATCGTCAGGTAAAAACTAAAGGCGATAGGTTAGGATGGACTTTAAGGAGTGAAGTTAAGCATGTTCCTTTACGCGGAGTAGTTGGTAGAGGAAGAATTGTTAGTGAAACGTGCTGTTTTATTTCAACCACTGCAAAAATGATTATGTAAATGTTCGATAGGATCCAGCCGTTTGAATTAAAATATATACAGAAAGCGTCTCCTAAAGAGGGGGACGCTTTTGATTTCTCGTTAATATATAAATTTTATACGGACAAGACGGAAGAGTATCAGAGATTAAAATATATAATCCGAGCAGAATCTTATGATGATGTTTTTGCAATAAAATTCTATGCTGCAAGAGATAGGAAATTAGATAATAAATATAATAGGGTTATTAAAGCTCACGGCTACAAGGGAGCAATGGGAATATTTATTACCTGTGCTTCAGTAATTCCTATGATAATCAAAAAATATCCTAATGCTTCTTTTGCTGTAAATGGAGCAGAAAGTATGGATATGGAAAGTGATAAAGTGGAAGGGAGAGCAAACAATCAAAGATTCAGAATATATAAAAATATAGCTTTGAACTTATTCGGAAGGAAAATGTTTGAACACATCGAATATAAGAATGTAAGCTCCTACATTCTTGTAAATAGGAAGAGTTGCCAAGATGTTCAAGAGAAGGCGGAATGTATTAAAGAAATGTTTTTTAGCAGAGGATTTGAAGGGTAGAATTAGCATTGTTGAATAGGGTTAAAAATAGAATGTATGCAAAATGTATGCAAATTGTTTTTTGTATGTAAAATAAATATTTGATATATAGTATTATAGATGCACTAAAAAAGAGCTTCCCAAGCTGAGGGTCACGAGTTCGAGCCTCGCTTGCCGCTCTCTTGAAAATCAGATAGTTATCGCAAGATTACTATCTGATTTTTGTTTTTAGGCAATGGCAGTTGAACTCGCAGTTGACGGGTCAACGTAACAATCTGAGGGATTTTATATTTAAGCATATAATTTAGCAAGTCTATATAAGAAAAGAGCTCTATCTCTTACTCCTCTGAACTGTGCTCTAAATGCTTTGATTTTAGCATTG